TCTTTCCGGAATACTTTCGTATATTATTAGAAACCTATTAATACAGGTAGAGAAATACGAAGACATTACAGTAGACCAGACACAGTACCTACAGCGAATATCGGATCTCATTGGAGATTCTAAGAAACATTTGCAAGAGCTTGATGAAAAGGGTACATTTAAGTCGGATGACGAAGTCGGAACTTTCTTTACTGCAATGCAGAACGTACAATTAGAGCTAAATAAATATATGCTCCCAGAAAATTATGGCAAGAAAGAAAGCAAAAGCTAATTACTTCACATCCGAAACAGAAGACTATATAAAAAAGTACAATGTATCTACTAATAATGAATATAGAAACGAGATCTTTACCGGTCACATCTACCTTCCCTTCTATAAATTAGCAGAGAATATAATACATACATTTAAGTTTTACTACACTGATGTAGATAAAATAGAAGATCTAAAGCATGAGATAGTATCGATGTTGCTTGAAGAGAAGATTATGAAGTTTGATCCCGATCATGGAGCTAAAGCATACTCTTACTTCGGTACAATAGTAAAACGTTGGTTAATTAACTACAACAATAAGAATTACAAGAACTTAAAGAAGGTCGGTACCTTCGATGAAATGCAAGAAGGGTATAATCCTTCCATCTTACCTAACGAAGACGGTTCCATAACACTTGGGACTTTCCTTGATATCTATGTAAAGAATACTTATGAAGTATTAGAAGAGCTATTTCCAAAGGAAAATGAAAGAAAGATAGCAGATGCAATACTCACCATCTTCAAAACAAGACAAGACTTAGATATTTTCAAAAAGAAAGCACTATATATTTACATCAGAGAAATGACTGATTGTGAAACTCCTCACTTAACTAAAGTAGTCAATAAACTTAAAGTTGAGTTCTATGAATTATATGAAAAATATAATAATGTGGGACTTATTAAAACAAAGTTAGTTTAAAACTATTTATATGTAAAGGAATTATTATGGATAGTAGTAAAGAAATATTTAAAGGTAAATCTCTTTCAGACTTATTCGGGGAGATATACGATAACTCAAAAGAAACTAAAGGTCAAGTTAAAGCATTAATTGGAGAACTTAAACCTCTTATAGAGAGCATTGGAGATGCTACTCTTATTGTACCTATGATTAAAGAGTACATGGAGATTGGAGTTAAAAACGATGATGCACTAATTAAATTAGCTACCATTATACAGAGAATAGAATCAGCACAAGCTAAAGGTGAAGGTGGAGACATTTTTGACTTTGATTCTCTACAGGATTTATTAGCTGAAAGCGAAGAAGTAAAAGAAGAAGTAGAAGTAACTAAGAACAAAACAGAAGAAGAGTAGTGAGTTTTATAGACTATAACTTTAGAACACAAGCACAACCAGTAGGAGATATTAGACCTGTTGGGGAAACATCTTTAGCACCTGCTAGAGTTATCGATATAATTATGGATGATGAACATCCAGATTACGATGCTTATGGTGGTCCTAATAGTATAGGAATGGTATACTACCGATTTATTAATCAAGAAGGTATGGATACTACTGAAGAAGGAGACTCAGACTATACCGGACAAGCATTCCCCTTAACAACTTCACATAGACTTTTACCATTAAAGAATGAGATAATTCTCTTAACTAAAGGACCAGATCCGTTAGTAGATGAAGGATCAGGAACAGGTAGAATATACTATACAACTTCTTACTCTATATGGAATCACCCTCATCATAATGCTATACCAGTTAAGACAGCAGATAAACCAGAAGAAGTAAACATAGGTACTGGTATTGAGTTAGATAATACCGTATCACCTTTGCAACCTTTCCCTGGAGATGTTCTAATGGAAGGTAGATTAGGTCAATCAATAAGATTTGCAGGTGGGATATCTACCAAATCAATATTTACAGATGAATCTAATATTAATAAACCCTTAATCATTATAAGCAACGGTCAGAAGGAAACTGAAGAAGGATTCTCACATATTGTAGAAGACATTAACGAAGACCCGTCTTCTATTTACATGACCAGCGATAACATTATACCCCTTACTCTTGCTAATGATAAGAGGGATAGCTATGAAACATCCCCTGATTTGCCTAGCTCTTATAAAGGTTCCCAACTGTTATTGAATAGTGATAGGCTCACTCTAAATGCTAGAGAGAGCGACATCCTTTTATCAAGTAAGACTTCTGTAGGTATTAATTCCAACACAGTTAACATAGATGGGAAAGAGTATTTATGTGTAGATGCTGACAAGATATATTTAGGATCTAAAGCTAGAATAAACAAAGGAGCTAATAAGCAACCAGTCGTACTAGGGCACAGAATGGAAGCTTTCTTAGGAGATATGTTAGATCAACTAATTTCCATATCAAAAGCTTTAGGTAAAGCTAAAACAATTAAAGGAGACCCTATACCAACCATTAACCTTAGAGGAGCATCAGCACAATTAGTACTGAAGCAATTAAAGAACCAACTTAACCCTAGCGGCGGGAGTACTTTAAAATCTAAAAAAACCTTCGTAGAATAATGCCATGTAGTATACCTCCATCGAATCTCGCCCTCTTTATAGCCCAGTACCTTGCTAAGTTAGAAGCTTTTATTATAGCCAAGGTTTATGAAGAGATTAATAAGATAATAGAACAACTACTAGGTCAGGTATGTCCGCCGGTAGAAGAAATAAAAAAAATACTTAAGGTACGGGATACCCTAGTTAATATGATTAATGGGTTAGAAAAGAAAATAGAACCTGTTAAAAAGTTCGGAGAGATACTTAATCCTCCTATAATGGCAGCTAAAGCAACTGTTCTTATATTAGAGCAACTTCCACTACCATCAACTATAGGTATACCACCCGGCCCTGCCGGAGGTGTAATTTTCTCTTTATCTACAGGAGCACAGAATAGATTCTCTCAATTACTTAATATTGCTTGTCAGATAGTCGATTTACTATCTAAAGACCAGAAAGCTATAATGGATTTAACCGAAATTAGTTTTGATGGATTAGAACCTATAAAACAGAAATTAAAGAGTATAGATATAAAACTATTTGAATGTGTTGATAAGTTACCCATTAAACAGAAACAGGAGATAATGGAATCAATACAGAACCTACCTTCTAACTCAGGGATAAGCACCTCAGCAACAGATGGTTCAGGAAAATTCTTTTATAAAGAATATACTATAACAATTCAAGAGGATAAAAACTCACCTAAGTATGCTAAATTAAGGTATGCTCAAGTAGAAAATGCTAACGGAACAGTCCTATTAAGGGGTGAATCATCGTTTAGTTCCTCAACAAGAGTACTAATAGACGAAATAAAATTTAGAATTAACAATCAACTTCCATAACCTAACTATTTATTAATATGAAACTAGACCAACTACGTAAAATTATACGTGAAGAAATCAGATCAGCTGTCAAGGAAGAGTTACAAGATGTAATGAACGAAGCAGTTAGAGCTGCTAGCACGCCTAATGTGAAGGTAGCTAGCGAACACAAACCAGTAGTCGCTACACCAGCAACTCCTTCAAAGATGAATCCACAAATGGAAAAATCATCTTTAGACGAAATGTTAGCAATGACTAAAGCTAATATGACAAATGAGGAATACAAGAATGTATTCACAGGAACAACAGCGAATGCACAAGGTGGAATACCTTCAAGAACTAACACAGCATCTACGATGGCTACACAAATGGGTGCATCATCAGGTAGAATGCCAGGTATTGATATATCGCAATTAGATTTTGTTAAAAAAGCAGGACAGGTATTATCCGCAGCAGAAGCAAAGAAACCGACAAACAATTAATATATGGCATTTGAAGCAAAGAAAATAAATGTATTAGATCTACAGCCTAGAAAAGCAGTAGGTGTATCTTTGCCATTTTCTAATAAGGCAGTTTTTAACTCTACTTATGAGACTAAAGAAGCAATAAAAGCAAACCTTATTAACTATATATTAACAGGAAAAGGAGAAAGATACTTTAATCCAACATTTGGATCAGGAATTAGAAACCTACTATTTACTAATATCAATAGAGACACTTTAACAGACTTAGAGTTTTTAGTTAGAGATGCTTTACAGCAGTACTTTCCAAGACTAGAAATAATAAAACTAGACTTAAAAGATGCACCAGATTCTAACATGGTAAGTTTTACTTTAAATTTTAAACTAACAGACACTCAAGTAGAAGATGAGATAACAATTAATTTTGAACAATAATGGCTCAAGATATTAACATAAAATATACAGACAAAAACTTTTCTAGCCTAAGAGGGCAATTAGTAGAATTAGCTAAAAACTATTTTCCTGACGCCTATAATGACTTTTCTGCAACATCACCTGGAATGATGTTTATGGAAATGTCTGCTTATGTAGGAGATATACTTTCTTTTTACCAAGACAGTCAATTACAAGAAACATTCCTACAGTATGCTAAAGATCCGGGTAACCTTTACTCGATGGCATACATGATGGGATATAAACCTAAACTGACATCAGCATCTACAGTTAACATAGAATTAACACAAAGAGTAGCAGCAATCTCTACAGGTTCAACCTACCTACCTAACTTTAACCAAGCACTTAGATTAGGTGAGAATACAGTCATAACAGCAGGCTCAGAGAATTTTGTTTTAAATACAAATGTAGACTTTAGCTTTTCAAGTTCATATGATCCTACCTTAGTTACAATATACAGTATTGACTCAAGCGGTAACCCAACAGAGTACGAATTAAAGAAAACAGCACCAGCTAGTTCTGGAGAAATAGTAACTAAAACCTTTAGTGTTGGAGCAGCATCTAAGTTTCTTACTTTAAGTATTGACGACCAATCTATTATAGGGATAGTAGACCTAAAGGATGGTGGAAATCAACTATACACCGAAGTCCCTTATTTAGGACAGGATACAGTCTTTACAGAAGCTGTTAACTCCGGTACTAATAAAAACCAAGTTCCTTACTTGCTTACAGCAACAAGAACTCCTAATCGATACGTAACAAGGTTTAACTCAACAGGTAAACTACAGATTCAATTTGGATCAGGAATGTCTACAAGTGATGATGGAGTATTCTTACCTAACCCAACAAATGTAGGCTCAGGAACAAATCAAGGAGTACGTAGAGCAGATCATGCTTTTGATCCATCTAACTTTATGTTCTCTAGTGCGTATGGAAATGCACCTTCTAATACAACATTAACAGTTCGATACCTTAAAGGAGGTGGTATAGATTCAAATATAGGAGCAAATACAGTAACAGGTTTTACAGCATCTACATTAACTGCTACAGATACAGCTTACCAAAGCACATTATCAATAACAAACCCAGAACCAGCAGTAGGAGGTAAGGATGCAGATTCAGTAGATGAGATAAGACAGAATTCGTTACGCTCTTTTAATGAACAAGGTAGGATAGTAACTAAGCAAGATTATGCTTTCAGAGCTATGACAATGCCATCTAAGTTTGGAGCTATAGCAAAAACAAGCGTAGTAACAGATATAGAGGTTCCAACTGCTAATGCAAGTACTTATAACCCATTAGGGGTATGTTTATATGTGCTAGCCTACGATAATAATAAGAACTTAGTACAAGCTACACCGCAGTTAAAAACAAACCTAAAAAAGTACATAACAGAGTTTAAATCACTTACTGAGGGATGTACTATAAAAGATGCATTTGTTATTAACGTTGGAGTTAAGTTTGATATAATTACACTACCTAGTTATAACTCTAGAGAAGTAATACTTAAATGTACACAAGCAGTACAGGATCACTTTAATGTAGATAAGTGGGCTATTAACCAACCTATTAACCTCTCGACAATCTACACTCTTTTAGATAGAATAAAAGGAGTACAGACAGTACAAGACGTAAGAGTAGAAAGTAAAGTAAACGGAAACTATTCCACTTACGATTACGATATAAAAGGAGCAACAATGAATAACGTAGTTTATCCATCGTTAGATCCTATGATATTTGAAGTAAAATACCCGAATAACGATATTCAGGGAAGAGTAACAACATTATAATATGGCACTATATAGAATATTTCCTGAAAAAGACGCTTTTGTGTATACAGAAGGTCCTCTAGCGAACACAGGTAGAGATGCACTCCTTGAAGTAGGAGGGTATCCAACATCTGCCGGAGGGCAAACAGTTAGATCCTTAATTCAATTTGATCTAGCAGAAGTTAAATCAGTACTAACCTCAAAAGTAGGTATAACATTACCAGCAGTAACAGGTTACTCTGCTAGTTTACATCTATCTTTAAATTATGCAGCAGAACTACCAATAGAATATTCACTTAACGTTCACCCCTTAGCAGAAGCTTGGGATGAAGGTACAGGTAAATTCGGAGATATGCCAATTAATAAATCTGGTTGTAGTTGGAATTATAAAAAAGCAGGTACAACTACTCGCTGGACAACAGGAAGTGAGAGCTTAACATCAAGTACCGGTAACGGATTTACTTTAACCTCTAACCTACTTTATACTACTGGCTCATATAAAGACAGCCTTAAAGGTGGAGGGTATTACTACTTTACTACAGGATCAGCTCCTATAGTTCTTTCTGGAAGTGCTGCTTTTACTAAGAACTCAGACCATGATTTAGATGTAGATATAACTAAAGCAATACAGTACCACACAAGTGATTATATTCCGAACTACGGCTTTATAGTTAAGATGCCAAATACTTTAGAGTATAATGTGTCTTCATCAGTAAGGTTAAAATACTACGGAGAAGATACAAATACTATTTACCCTCCTTATTTGGAGATTAAATGGGACGATTACGCACACTCATCTTCTTTATCAGAAATTACAGATACTGAAGCTGTTGTAAGTATAAGGAATAATAAAGGAAAGTACACAGATGAGGGTAAACAACGTTTCAGAATACATGCAAGACCTAAGTACCCTACTCGTACATATACCACCTCCTCTGCATATACCTCTAACTACTCACTCCCTACAGCATCATATTGGGGACTAAGAGATGAGAATACAGAAGAAATGGTGTTTGACTTTGATACAACGTATACAAAGATAAGTGCAGATAATACTTCTAACTATTTTGATATATACATGGATGGACTTCAACCAGAGAGGTATTATAAGCTTTTAATAAAGACTGAAATAGACGGAACAACAACTGTAATTGATAACGATCAAATATTCAAGGTAGTAAGAAATGGCTAAAAAAGTAGAAATAAAGAAGACTGTATTTAACCGTAAGGAATTTAATGGAGTTGTCGATAGCAAGTTTAGGTTCTTCACAGAACCAGAACCTGTTACTGATCCAGATACGGTTCAAGAGTTATTTAGACTATACGATAAACTATACGCATTAGTACCAATCGAAGGAGAAGAACAAACTCATCAGTACCTAGTAGAAAGAAGCTCAGAACTATATAAAATAGATGTACAGTTAGAAAGTATACAGCCCCTATTAGATGAGATCGCATCATTAAGAACTCAGAATTTAGAAGGTAATAGACGTATACTAGAATTAGAAATGCAGTTAGCTAATGGAGGAGAAATTAACTTTAGCGATGGTGAGCAAATGGCTTTACTGAGAACACAGCTCGATACAGCAAATAGCGCAATTGCATCACTGGAGGTAGCTAACACCTTAGCAAATCAAGCAACAACACAAGCACAAGATGCTGCTACTGCCGCAGCTGAAGCTGCTACTGCTGCTAGTCAAACATCCAGTTCTGCTACAAATACAAGCCAGAGCAATAAGTTTACAGAGGAAATTATTGAACTATTTAATAAGCCGAATACAGAGTACTACCATGCTAAACGTTTGTTAAGTGAAAAGAAATATTACAGTAGAGCTTTTCGAAGAATTAACAATAGTTGGAATTACAGCTCCTACAACTTTTTAGCCGGAGTATCTCAATACTCATGGCTAGTAGAAGATAATGGCGACAATAACCGTCGTGGTAGGTATAGGTTTAAATTATTGTTTGACAACTTAGATGATGCAAGACGTTTGACTATGGCTTACGTTGTTAAGAACTTAGAAACTGCAGGTTATCAAGCAAGTGAGATAATTAATGCAGTAGAAGAAATAAACAACTTTAAAGGTAATGTTCGAATGAGACTTATAGAGTATAGAGATAGTGATAAAGAGCCTAAAGCGGGTTATAACATAGTAACATAGGTAAGAAAATATGGCTAAAATTACATATACATTATTAGATAGAGAATATAGTTCTATCCCAGAGAATGAAAATTACTCTGCTGGAGACCTTAATCTTATAGAAAATTATCAAGTAAACAAAGAGTTTAATCCTGATACTAACTATATAGAGAGTCACTTCTATACACTAAACAACCAGAAAGTATTTTCAGTATATGATCAAGATTTAGCTTCAAATGTAGAACTAGACGCTGAAGGCCGTATAACTAACCTAGACCTACAACCAGAAAAGCTTTCAATAGATAATGGCTTTACAGGTGTGGATCATAAGATAGTTTACCACTTCTTAAATGATTTATATACAAATTCAAACAGTAAACAGCAACTCTTTATTAACTCTATCTCACAAGATAGAAAAGAAATACTACTTTACACAGACTCCCTAGAAGTTAATACATTAATTAACAAAACAGAGACTCTTAAAGAGAACTTAAAAAGTAAAGCCTACTTTGAGGAGTATTGGTTGAACCTTGGAGAGAATGATCTGTTTATAGTAACTAATGTTGACGTCTACGAATTAGACGATAAGTACACGATTGCTATAAAGCTTTATGAACCGCTATCAAAAGAGTACGACTTAAAGCAAGAAGTACAGCTTGTAGAGAAGGTAAGTGATTCTATAGTAGTAGAAGTTCAAGTAGAAGTTGAGGACGAGATTGAAACTGGACCAAAGCTTAGAGGAGCTAATTTTAACATTGAACTTGAAGATAATAACCCTGTACCAACAGAGTACTTTAATTATGATGAATTATTTAGCTTTAGTACAGCTAACAGCAATAGAGAAATATATTCACATATTAAAGATAGTAGTGTAGACATAAATATAGACTACTCAGACTATAAAAACTTTATACACTTTTCATCAGCTCAAGAAAGACTAAAAAACTTTAAATATAAAGTACAGCTTTTAGAGAGTTACGATGGAAGTAAACTATCAATTACTAACTCCACTAACAACTCAGGCAGTTTAGTAAAGTTTGATAATCTAATTAAAGGCATACTAGGTAATTTTGACCACTACGAAAAGGAACTGTATTTTACGAGCAGCTCCCACTCTTGGCCTAAATCTACAACATCAAAACCTCATATAAACCTACACTCTACTTCATCAATAAGTAGCGACTGGTATACAGCTCAACTAAATAGCGCATCAAACTACGATACATCCAACTACGACGTACTCTCTGCAACACTACCTTCTTATATAGCAGAAGACACTAACAATAGTAATGCAATCCTCTTTGTAGATATGATCGGTCAGCATTTTGACAATCTATGGATATATACAAAAGCAATAACTGATAAGTACGACAACGATAATAGAGTAGATGTAGGTATATCTAAAGACCTAGTTAGAGAGGTATTAACTAGTTTCGGAACTAAACTATATAACTCTACAGAAGGATCAGATGATTTATTTAAATATCTAATAGCAGATAGCTATGATAGTGGCAGCAGTGAAGAGGTGGTAAACACCTTCACAACAGTACCGGGTTTATCTGCAGACCTACAACCTGCTTCAAGAAAAGAGTACGAAGGAGATTTATACAAAAGGATATACCACAATTTACCTTTCCTTCTAAAAACTAAAGGAACTGAAAGAGGGCTAAGAGCACTTATAAACTGTTTCGGAATACCAGCAGACTTTTTAACCATTAAACAATACGGAGGAAACTCAATAGAGTCATCTAAGTTTTTTGGGTACGAAGAAGACAACGTACAAGCTTCTTATAAAGTAAGAGTTGAAACAAGAGCAAGCGGATCAGTCGGTAACGTATTATCTCAGTTTAAGTCTATACAGAAAACAGAAACCGAAAGAACATCTGATACACATAGGATAGAGGTGGGATTCTCTCCATCTGACAGTGTCAACGCTTATATAATTGCACAGGTAAACAGTACATTCTCTATTGATGATTACATCGGAGAACCGCAGGACCTGTATAATAGCTCATACAGTAAATTAGATAAGTATGCTTCTACTTTACTAAGCACTAATGTGGAAAGGTTCCAATTAAACGACTTCGTTAGGATACTTAAGTTCTACGATAATGTTGTTTTTAAGATGATTAAAGACTTCATACCTGCAAAAGGGACACTAGATACCGGTATTATAATAAAACCAAATCTATTAGATAGGTCGAAAATCAAATCACCTAAACTAAGTGGTACCAGACCAGAGTACAGCGCTTCAATTGATACAGCTTTTGTTACTGGTTCAGACGGTGGAGCTTATGATATGAACTCTATCAGTAAAACTACCTCTCATGTCCTTAAGGTACCTACTATGTCAGGCTCTGTAAATAGGAACGTGATAGATGAAGCTCCTAAGTTTAATGGAGAACTTAGTGGGAGTATGATAGAAATTACAGACGGAGAATTAAATGAAAAAAATATATTTAAACAAGTTAAAATACCAGCTCTTAATTACGACATATTAAAAATAAATGAAGGCTCAGGAGCAACGTACACTTCTTTCCAGATGAGTACAGCAATATCACTAACAGCAACAGCATCTTGTGCTATATCATCCCCAACTTATACAACTCTCTACCACAACGATACTGGTAGTTATCCATCTACAGTTGGTACCTATATATTTACTGATATAGCCGGGAGCAATACATTCACTGGAGACACTGCTAATAGGTGGTATAGAATGAATAACGGACATACAATACTTATATCCGGTTCAAGCACAGGACCAAACGGGTACGTAGGTCAAGTAACAAGTTGTGGGGATTTTGATTCTACCGCACCATCTGGTTATACAGCAACATGGAATACAACAACTATAAACGGCTCCAACTTTACTGCTGTACCGTTCACAATACATAACGCTACATCTGGTGATACTTTTCAAGCAACCGCATCCCTAGCAGCTGATGCAACTGAGGTAGCGTACACTACAGGTACTATCTATAACTCTTCAATGAACGCTTCTATAGATACCACAGATATTGCAGACGGCCCTAACGTATTACTTAATATTAAACTAGTAGATGCAGCAGGTAATATAGGTTCACCAGCAACAGTATCATCAGGTATTAATTCAACATTAACAGCTAGTATAAAAGCTGTAAACGGTCCTTCAGGTTATTCAGTTAAGTTCTACACTAGCAGTACTTTTGGTACAGAGGAAACAGCAAATAGTACTGGTAATTTTTACGTAAGAGTAGAAACTATAGCAAATGGAACACGAGGTACTATTGGACTAGTATTAACATCAACTGGATTTAATTCTAGTACATTCTCTACTACAGCAGCAATAAATAACTCATTAAACAATACGCCGAATGTAGCATTTACAATACCACGGTTCTCTAATACCCTAAAGAACGGGACAATTACCGCTTCTGTAACAATAACTGATCAAGCAGGTAATGCAGGGGCAGCAGTTACAGATACCGTAACACTCTTTATAGTAGATGGAAACTTAACAATAGCAAGTGGAACATCCACCATATCCTCTAACTCACAGTATAAGTACCTCAAGGTAGATAGTCTTACTCCAGCTAATTCTAGTTGGTCAATAACTGAGAGTCAAACCTTTACATCATTAGGACAATCAACCGGAACAGGAGCAGACAGCAGCATACCAGCCCTCTTTACTACTAACACCTCCTCATCAGGTAGAAGCTCTACATTCCTTCTTAAAATTAATAACGTAACAGTAGATTACTACACAGTATACCAACAAGGATCAGGTGGAGGAGGATCAGGTGGAGGAGGATGTGTAGCACCATTTACTTTAATTTTAATGAGTGACAATTCACAAAAACAAGCATTGCACATAGGGATAGGAGATGAAATTAAAACTCAACAAGAAACTTCATTAGAATGGGTTAATGCTAGAGTAAGTGAAAAGAAGATAATTACAAGTACTAGAATAAAAATATTACTTGGAGACACCGAAGTTGTAGTATCACCTAAGCATAGATTCTACGTAGATAATAGACAAGATTATGTACATGCAGATGAATTAGTAGACGGAGACGTACTTAGCGGAGAACCTTATAACGGTACAGAGGAGTACCACGAAGGAGATGTAATTAAACTTTCAGTTGAATATGCTAAAACGTATATATCAAATGGGATACTATCTCACAACGTTAAAGGTATCGAGTAAATAAAAAATTGAATAAAACTATTTATAATTAAATAATATGCCAAGTCAAGGAGTATTTGCTAATCAAGCACCAGATAGCGGATCCATTAGGGTCCTATATCAAACGATAAATAACAAAGATGTTGTAAAAGCTATAACTGTATCTGATGTAGATGTTAATGGTGACAATATAGCTATATCTCTTACGGAACTAAATACACTATCTCTTCCTATAACAAGCTCAGGAGTTAATACAGAACTAGAAATTACCTCTATAAAACAAAAAAACGGATTCCACTTTTTAGACGTGCAAGACATTACTGTTAATACGATTTCTCAAAGTAATGCCTCACCTATAGCAGTAGCACCCTACCTTACAGAGACTTTCTTCTATAACGACTACAACGCAATAATTAGTAACGCTGAAACCTCAAGAACATCCTTCTTAAGGTACGATGTAGACAGAACAGGAGGACAATTAAAACCGTCCAACTATAACGCCCTCACCGGTATACAAGCAGCGACTATAAGTAATATGGACTATGAAACAGCTGGAGTAGCAATATCTGCCTCTTTAGTTACAAGCTACTCAGTAGGTGCATCAGTTGCTTTTTTAACATCATCTGTAGTTAGTGTACTTGACGACGAAGACTTTACCTTTAGGGTTGGGCCACAAGAAATAAATGCAGCTCTAGGCTTTCCTCAAACACCAGTCTTATCCTTAACTAATAAAAACTTTCACTCTAGCGGAGGTACCCTACAGGTAACTAGCTCACTAAAGTTACGTTTTTCATCAAATGCTAATTTTGCTGCTGGAAGCGGAGTAAACTCAACACAACTTTTAGCTGAACAGGTTTACGAAGACGGAGTTACTAATTCAAAAATTGGAGAAATAAACCATAGAATAACTTCCGGCTCTTATAGCGGTACAATCTATATGAGATTAGAGCAAACTAATGTAATAACGTCTGCTAGTACTACTACTCAAACTATACCAATCACATCGTTTTTACATAATAACTCAGAATCAGATGACTTCTTAAACATTAACATACATAGAGATTTTGATGAAGATCAAATTCCATATGCTGCAAAAGCACCTGTTCAAGACTCCAACTATACTACTAGCGGAATAGTAAATGCTAGGTATAAAGGAACTAAAACAGATTCATCTGACTATTCAGGTATAGAACCTGCAATAGCAGCACAGCCTTTTCAAGCAGCTGTTTACACAGTTACTGAAGATGATAATTTTATATGCTCTCAATCGTTAGCTGATAGAAATATAGAGGACTTCTTATTTATAGGATCTAGCACTTCGCCAATAGTTGAAACTTCAAGCCTAGGTTTTGTAACAGGGTCAAATGGAATAGTACATGCAACTGGTTCACAAGTGGATATTTTCCTTCAATCTCCAAAATTTATTAAACAAATTCAACAAGGAGTTGTGCTAAGAATAACTAATGGGTCAAACACAGAACTACTACAGGTTAATTCTATAGAAACTGCTCCACTACTTGGAGCAATAAGACTTAATGTGATTAGACGTTACGGTAATGAATCATCTACACACGTCTACCCTGTAAACTCTGTAATTTCTAAATTTACAGATAACCGATTATTTAAGATAGAAGGTAATAGGTTAATAGCACTTACAGAGAAAAAAGTATGGGTAAAAGACAATAGAACAATACTAAAAACTAGTCAAAACGGATATGTAACCGAATTAAGTACAACGTGTACTATATAAAAAGCTTAAAACTATATATTTATAATAAATTAAAAGTGTAAAAATGGGATACCTTAATAACTCAGTCGTCACTGTTGACGCAATCTTAACAAAAAAAGGAAGAGAACTTCTCGCAAGAGGCGACGGGTCTTTTCGTATTACACAGTTTGCATTAGCAGATGATGAAATAGACTATACTCTGTATAACACCTCTCATCCTTCTGGATCAGCTTACTTTGGTGAAGCAATCGAAAACATGCCTCTATTAGAAGCATTTCCAGATGAGACTCAAGTAATGAAATATAAACTTACCACTCTTCCAAGAGGTACTGCAAAGCTACCTATACTAGAAGCAGGGTATGCATCTATTACATTAAAGCAAGGAGCATCTTTAACTATTACACCACAGACTTTAAACTTCTTAGGTACTTCACAAGCATTTGAATCAAGTGGGTATACGGTAATGATAGCAGACGTAAGGTTACTTTCTAACTTTACAGGAGTAGGAATACAGACATCAGAATCAGACAGATTAAACCAAACTACTACCTTAGGAACTAATGTTTCTAAAACAGTAATAGGTACTTCTATCAATATATCAGGAACTACTATTAATACGTTATATGGAGCTTCTTCTAAGACTCTTACAAGTACTATAACCATAATAGGAAGAGACAGTGGAGCAAGAATCACTATTCCAATCAAAATAACTAAAGTAAACTAATAAGATATGTCATTTAAACAATTCGATAACGAAGACGTAATAGTAAGTGCAGACTCAATATCATCTACCGTATGGTCGACTGATACCTACTCGCTTACTACTTTTGAAACATCTTCTACACAGGAAGCAGCAACGAGCGGCGACTACTACTTAAATGTATATCAAACAGGTTCTGCACTTTCAACAGCAGCTACACAGTTCTCAATCGCATACGGACACAAAGACGGACTTGGATCAACTCCATACAACGCCAATGTTGCCGGTAAAGCACCAACATCTACAATTTTTGGTCAATACAGAAATTTAGTACTTGGAGATGAAGAGAAAGAATTACTTTTTGGAGGTATAGCTTCTACAAAGGGATTTTACGCTATAACTGTAGATAGAGCAAGATATAAAGAAAAACTCTTACCGGGTACATTCTCTTTAAGTTTAGCAGACGGTACAAAGACCGTAGTATTAACTGATAACAGCGCACAAACCTCTACCGTATCATACAACGATGCAGGAAGAGTTTACCAAGTAATAAGTGGATCAGCCGGAACTGCACATGATGGCGGAACAGGTTTCTCTTCTACAAACGGATACGTTGCTTCATTTGGTTTATTCTTACCAGACATCGGAGTAATACTATTAAATGCTCAAGCTCTAGACAACCACTTACCTAACCTTAATTTTACAACAGGGTCAGTAATAGCAGGAACAGGAAATAACGGTTTACTGCAAACAAGAATAACTAACTTCAGCATGAACTCAGAAGAAACTATATCTTCTAATTACGTTTTTGTTAGAGTTAGAAACGGGGAATTTAATTACTCTAACAACCCTTCTAATATAACAGGTTCAGGAGAGTTAAGACATAACTCAATGGTAAACAATCCTCAATCATATATTACATCTGTAGGACTTTACAACGACAATAACGATTTACTAGGAGTAGCTAAATTATCTAAACCTTTATTAAAGGATTTTACTAAGGAAGCTCTAGTAAGAATCAAACTTGACTATTAATGAATGGCTGCTTACAAAAAACTAAAAACAGAAGATTCATATATAACAACGTATGTAGCTCATAAGACTTACTCCATTAGTGGAAGTCAACATAGCGAGTTCGGTGTAGAAACATATATAGGTATCTCCGGTTCTGGAGCTTGGTTACCAAGTGGTGCAGATTCAAGATTAGATGGAACAGATAAGCAACATTATACTCGTTTAGTCTACAATAGTATTCACCACTTATACTACTCTGGATTTGAAAAAGGAGAACCTGTAGACATAGTAAATGAAATGTCTGGTTCTGCATACGAAAACTATCTTCAGAGTTCTTATACTGTAAACCAGAGAAGAGCACAAGATAAGTTTACCGTATTATCTATACCTAGAAAACATGTAGGTGATAATATTAAACCAGGTAGTATTAGACTAACCACTCCAACACAGATATCAGGTTCAAATTTTGTATTTACCGGAAGCGATGCTAACGGGAACTATGCTAGTGAGAGTTATGCTCAAGAAATAGATACGATTTATGGAGGAACTAATGTACTTAATGATGGAGAGTATGTTGAAAATGAAGGTAGCTATATAAACGAAACAGAAGAAGAGTTTGTAGTTCCTGGATTTGATGATTACGGTACAGCCTTAATAGATGATGGGAATGGAAATTTAATACTTTCTGCCTCTAGCCCTAACAGGGTAGTAGGTAACGTTATTTATTCACACGGCTTAGTTATCATAACGAACCCAGCAGTAGGTTCATACTACGCAAACTATTTCTCAGGAAGCTTAACTTGGCAATCATCTCATCCTATTTATACTTATAATTACCACTGCCCTATTAAAGAAGAAGAATATAACTTTAGTTTAAATCCTTCTATAATAAAAGACGTAAGTGGATCAAGAGCTGACAATACTACTGGTAGTTATTTTGATCCTTACTTCACAACAGTGGGACTATATAACGATGCAAACGAACTAGTAGCTGTAGGTAAAATGGCACAGCCCGTACCTGTATCAAACAATAATGAAACAACCGTAGTCGTAAAATTAGATATGTAATCATGGCAATAACTCTAAGAAAAAATAAAGGATCCGCACTATCTTATGAAGAATTAGATATTAATTTTCATGAGTATTTCTACTCAGCATCTGTTAGTTCAGATAGCAAGCAATTAACTTTACACTACACAGGTAGTAGTCTAAAGAGTGCAGGTGGAATTAATATAGCGTTAAATACCTATACCGGTTCTTCGGTAGTAGCAGGAGCTGTGAATACATTCCAGTACAACTTAGATGGAACAAATTTAGGTGGAGCAGCAGGACTAATCTACGATGCATCAAAAAATGGAGTAGCAATAGGTACTTCATCTTTAGAGACTGGAGAAAAATTTAGGCTAGAAGGCGGTGACATGGTACTAGATGATAGTTCATTTTACCTTGCACAGGGTAGTCTATCAGCTAGTTTAGCTTATGGAGGTACAACAAGAGACCTTACAATTAGAAACCACCACAACAATGGTAACTCTGATATAGTATTTCATACTGGAGCTGCTGAAGCACTGAGAATTAAAGGAGACGGAAAAATTACTCATAAAGGTAGTTCATCCGCTCTAGGAGATTTTGTTATTAGCGGTAGTATTATATTTGGAAAGACCCATGTAGATACTTACAGATCTAAATTATTTACTTGGGATTCAGGAAATCCAAGAATAGAAAGTAACACAGGTAATAACCTATTAATTGGAAACGAAAGAGGTATAATTTTAGAAGGACCTCAATCAGCACACGTAGTAATGGGTATTCAATCTGCTACAGGTAACGAAGCTTTTGCTATTATGTCAGCACCTCCTACTTCTAGTGCTGAGCCAACATACACAAGGCTAGTAGCTAATTTTGCTGCAGACGGTAAAGTTGGAATAGGAACATCTAATCCTCCATCAGGATATCAACTGAGTGTAGTAGGTAGTATTTCCGGATCTAATGGACTTAATCTAGCCGGTAATGCAGTTATAACAGGTTCCATAACAACTAACGCTAACTTAGTAGTTAGTCAATCAGCAGTACTATCAGGTACCTTAACCCTTAACTCAGTCGCTACTGCTTCTTCAGCTACTAATTATAACTTCTTAGTAAGAGAGTCAAGTGGGGCAGTAACAAAACAGGTTAATGCAGCACCAATTCCACAAGGAGGAATTATAATGTGGTCAGGAGCAGTTCAATCACTACCTACAGGCTGGAATCTTTGCAACGGAGCAACATATAATTCTATAGCAACACCAGACTTAAGGAATAAATTTATAGTATCTTCAAACAATACCACAGGTACACCTACAACAACAATATCAGGAAGTGCTGTAGCAACTGGAGGTAATACAAATCACAATCACTTTGGTACTGTAAATGCTACAACATTATCTACAAATCAAATACCTTCTCATACGCATACGTATAAAGATTCGTACTACATAGAGGTTAATAATCCCGGTGTAGGAGCTAATGGAGCTATAAGTGGAGTTGACTATGTCGGTTCTACTGCATATAAAGGAAGTGGAGATAGTGATACAGATAACAAATACGTATACTATAGAAACGGTACTACAAATAGCACAGGAAACGGTGCAGGACATAATCACAGTATAACTACATCATACCACGTTCCAACCTTTTATGCCTTAGCATTTATTATGTATACTGGCTAATAAGATAATTAGAGCGTATTTATAATAAAGGACTTATAGAATGGCAATAACTTTTAGAGATGAAAAAAACGCTCCTTTAACGCATCAAGAAGTAGATGCAAATTTCAGGTCGTTTTTTTTCACAGCTTCTTTTAGCGAAAATAACTTATCACTACAGAGAAAAGACGGTGTAACCGTAAATGTTCCAGTTGGAGGACAAGCATTCGCTAACTTTCAAGCTAATGGTGGATCAATAGGAAATGTTTATATTGCCAATAGTCAAGTGACAGGTAGTAGAATGATTCTTGACCTACTTCAAGGGCAGTTTTACGACAAAACAAAAGGACCCGGATCAGTAGACGGAACTCTTTCTTCTGACGAATGGTATATAGATTTTGATCCTGCAGCATCAGCACCTTATTTTGTACATTTTGGATCTAATTTTGCTATATCTTCTAGTGGGTTTTTACACGCATCAGGGGCAATAATTGAAGGTAATATTACAGCATCTTCTGGATTAATTGGAGGATTTAGCATCACACCAGATTCTATACACGGTCCTACAACATTAGGAGTACCCTCCTTCTTTATATCCGGTTCAGCAGGTGCTACAGGATATTTCATATCATCATCTAAATTTAACGTTAAAGGTAACGGAGATATAACCGGTTCAGCAGTACTCTTCTCAGGAGGTAAAATAGCAGGATGGGATATAACTAATAGCCAGATAAAAAAATCTACTAATATAATATTAGATGCAACTAACGAAAGCATCTCAATTAAAAATGCAACCTTTGGACACCCAGGAATACAGTTACAGTACAACAGTGGTACATCTAGATTTTATGTAGGAGATGGAACTGGAAGCTTTGTTAAGTTCGACGGTACAAATGTAGAAGTAGCAACCTCTATACTAGCAATTTCAGCATCAAATATAGAAATATCCTCTGTAGAAGCTTCTATGTCTTTAGGTGCAGGAATAAAGTTACTAGGTTCTTCATCTACTATAGAAGTAGGCCAAGGAAATAAAGTAAAATTAGTTTCAACAGCAACGGATGCTTTCTTGATAGCTGGTTCTAAAACTACTTTTGGAACTAATGATGCAGGGATAATAATCGGAATGGATGCATCTGTTCCAACCTTAGATATTACTAAGGATGCAAGTAACTACGTAAGGTTTAACAGCACCAGTGGTATTGATATTAAAACCGATACATTTAAGTTAGACACGACTAATTTTGATATAGATTCAAGTACTCAAAGACTTAATATATTCAACTCAGCATCTGCAGAACTAATAAGATTAGGGGAAATATCTGACGCTGCTTCAGACCTCTACGGTATTAAGATATTTAATGGACTAGGTACTGGAAGTGCCAACACCATTGCGATGTTTGGACAACAGGGAAATAAAATAGGGGGTTGGGAAGTTACTGACTCACAAATAAGAACAGTTCCTTCAGCAGGATTTGGAGGAGCTTATGGCTCTACCGAAAACGGACTTATAATACACTCAAGTGGTCGATTAGAATCATCTAACTTTGTTACAAATGTAAAAGGTTGGAGAATAGATACATTAGGTAACGGTTCAGCAGAATTTGAAAACATGAGAATACGTGGTACTTTACGTACTACTGTATTTGAAAAAGAGTCTGTAAACGTTGTTGGTGGTCAATTAATGATTGCTAACTCAACTACAATAGAACCTTTACGATCTGAAACAGGAACAATCATAGCTGGATCATCTTCTTATGCAGCAAACGCAGTTACATTCTCTGTAGCTAACGTTTCTGGTTTTAAAGAAGGAGAAGTATTAAAAATTAAATCTGTAGGAAATACAGGATTCACTGTAGAGTATTTATATGTAACAGGATCTAAAAGATACTCATCAGACTCTTCAATAGTATACGAAACAGGTTCATTAGATCCAGACGGACTATTTGGAGAGTTATACGTAGGTAGAGGTTACGGAGGAGCAGCACCTTCTGTATCATCCTCATTAACAACAATTACCTCAAATATAAGTACAACATCTGAAACCTCTATTAATGTAACCTCAAACTCAGGTCTTCTTCTTCAAAGTATAATTAAAATTGGAACAGAGAGACTTAAAGTAACAGGCATAGAAGGAACAGTACTAACTGTAATTAGAGGGTACCACGATTCACCAGCTGACTCACACGGAGTAGGAAGCACTTTATTCTTAATAGATACAGATAAGGAGTTCTTAAGCGGATTAGTTTCTTCACCAGTAGCTTATAACGAAGGACAGGTTATAGTTTCTACAGGAGTATACAATCCGTCATTAGATATTTCATCTGGTTATATAATGATGAATGCTAACCCAAGAGACATTTCTACTCCCTACATGGATATAGTAGAGAGAACAGGATCTGGAGTTTACGATTTACAGCTTAGGTCTAGACTTGGAGACTTATCAGGACTTTCATCAGGATATTTATACGGTAATAACGAACCAGGATTTGGACTTTATACTGAAAACGGTTTCTTTAAGGGAGCTATAACAGCAGAAACTGGATCGATAGCAGGTATACTTCATGTTGCTACGGTAGCAGGAGGACTAGAAACTGGACAAAAGATATCAATTGGTAGAGATGTTTCAGGAACTAATGACGGTATATATGTTAATAACAACAACTACTGGTATACAGATGGAGCTTGGAAAGTAGGAGGATCAAGTAACTTTATTTCATTAGATAATTTTACAAATGGTAACTTAGTAGTAAAGACACAGACATTTACTTTGGATACTCCAACGTTTATGATTTCAAGTTCTTTAAACAGTGGAACGCTAACAGCAGGTGTTTCTGCAAGTGCTATAACCAATACAGCAGGAGAAGGGATATACCTTGATGGTACCGGTAAGTTTAGAGTAGGTACGCCTACATCAGGTAATAATTACATATACTGGGACGGATCAACTCTTAATATTAAAGGTGCAATTGACATCACAGGCGGTACTGGAGCAACCTCAGCAGACTTAAATGCTATATCAGCATCATTATCTAGCTCACTTGCAACACAAATATCAGCTTCAGATGCAACTTTATCTGGATCAATCGCTACAACTTCAGATACATTAGACGGAAAAATATTTACAGACAGTTCAGGTAAAGCAGTAAGACCTCCAACAGCATCAGCTGAAGGACTCTATATGGCATCTACTAACTTAGGATTCTATAAAGATGGTGAATGGAAAACCTACATGGACAATCAAGGAGACTTCTTCTTAACTGGTTCAGCAGGAAATAAACTAGCATGGGATTCTTCAACTGGAGTATTAGAAATTGCAGGAGCAATCAATATAACAGGAGGTAACGCTGCTACTACAGACTATGTAACAGGAAGTACAGCTACACTATCTGGTTCCTTAGCAACAACCATATCATCATCTAATGCTACACTTACTACCTCTATAAGCTCTTCAACAGCTACCCTACAAGACGGAATAGATTCAGCAAATAACGTAATTGCAGGTAAGGTCTCTATTTTAAGACAAAATTCTGCACCATCTTCAGCGTCAAGAACAGTAGGAGATATGTGGATTGATTCTGACGACGGCAACAAAGTATATGTTTGGAATGGTACAGTATGGGCAGCAACACCGGATGGAACTTATGATCAAACAGTACTTATTAATAATACCTCAGCTTCTTTATCTTCATCAGTAGCTTTAGATATATTTACAGACAGCACAGGAAAGCTTGTAAGTACCCCATCTACTTCTTCAGCAGGTCTTTACCTTGGAGATGACGCTTTAGGATTCTATTCAGCAAGTGAATGGAGAACCTATATGGCTAACAACGGTAACTTCTTCCTAACTGGTAGCGATGGAAACTACTTAGCATGGGATGGAGGAGCATTAACCATACAGGGTTCAATTAATATTACTGGAGGTAATGCAGCAACTAGTGCTAGTGTAGCAGATGCTCAAACAGCAGCTGAAACCTTTGCCTCAGCATCATCTGCAGTAGCAATTAATAGCGGATCAGCAGCAGCAACAGCAGCACAAACAGCAGCAGAAGCAACCGCAGCAGCAGCCTTAGATACAGCAACCGGATCATTAGAAACTACTATAAATACTTTAAGTGGAAGTACATCAGCATCTCTTGCTACCCAAGCAGAAACAAATGCAGCACTTACATTAGTACAAGACGGTTTAAACTCTATCTTTAGACAAAATGAACCTCCTGCTACTGCAAGTAGACATCAAGGAGATGTATGGATTGATCAAAATGATGGTGAAAAATTATACATATTTAGCGCATCAGTCTGGACACCAGCATCTGATACTACATATGATCAAGAAACACTAATTACAAATACATCATCATCAGTAGCATTAGATACCTTTACCGACTCAACAGGTAGAATAGTTACCACACCAAATCCTTCTACCGCAGGTCTTTACCTTGGAGATAGTAATCTAGGTTTCTACTCAGCATCAGCCTGGCAAACATACATGGCTGATAACGGTAACTTCTTTTTAACAGGTAGTGACAGTAACTATTTAAAGTGGGACGGTAACGGATTAACAATAGCAGGTACAATAAACATAGTAGGAGGTAACGCTGCTACTACAGACTTCGTAACAGGAAGTACAGCCGGTGCAATAGCAAGTGGATCAGCAGCAGC